TGTCCCCACGAGGGGACGGCCAAGTTCTTGAAAGAACTCTGGGACCATCCACTTAATCGCATCGGCCAACGTCTGGCCGAATGGTGTGACGAGCTCACCATCACCGGCAATCTATTCGCGGCGCTGACAAGTGACAGCGCCGGGATGTCCTACGTCCGCATCTTCCCCACTGACGGGATGAAGGATATCGAGACTGCCCGCAACGACGTACAGCAAGAAACAGCCTACATGCCGAAGGCTTCACTCGAGGATCCTGACCCCGCCCACATTCTGAACTTCTGGGCCTACAAGAACCGCAAGCCCAAGACCGTCATGCTGCACTTCGCCGTCAACAGACTCGCCGGTATGAAGTGGGGAGAGCCCGATCTTGGTCCGCTCCTGCCATGGCTCGCACGTTATGCCTCGTGGCTCGAGGACCGCGTTCGCCTGAACCGTTTCAGACAGGCTTATCTCTACGTCGTGCGTGGGAAGTTTCTGACCGCAGCCGACAAGGCCACCAGGCAGAACGAACTCAACGCCAACCCACCCAGCCCAGGCAGCATCCTTGTCACCGACGATCAGGAGGACTGGGGCGTGCTTGCCCCGCAACTTGATAGCTTCGAGGCCAACAATGACGGCCTGACCTTGAAGAAGTTTATCGCCAGCGGCCATGGCATCCCCCTACACTGGTTGTCCGAGCCCGAAGGCTCGACCCGCACCACTGCCGAAGCAGCCGGGACCCCGACATTCAAGACACTGGAAGACCGCCAACGCCTTTTCCTGCAGCTCATCCAGGAGGTCCTACTTGTCTGCGTCGCCCGCCGCGCGCAGCGAGGCGATACATCCGTCGACCCGACCGCCCCGATTTATGTCACTGCCGGCGATGTGAGCGAGCGTGATAACGCCTCGCTCGCACTGGCGACCTCCCAGGTGGTGACCGCCTTCGGCCAACTCTGGGCCGGCAACCTGATCAACGCAGACGAATACCTGCGCGTGGTCTATCGCTTCGCCGGCGAAGTCATGCCGGCAGATCGTCCCGACAATCCCAGGGTGCCTGTCAAAACCAAGGGACTGCCCAACCCGGACCCATCCGGAATGTTGAAGACTGACGCCGAGTCCGGCGAGGTCACGATCAAGGGCGAGTAACCCATGCCGATCATCTACCTGAAGAACCCGCGTTCTGGCTCGCACTTCCGTTCCCTTGGAGGCCGCATGGCACCGACAGGTACAAGGCAGAGCGGAGGACATGCCGGCATTTCGTGGGCCTCCTGCCCACCGAACAAGGTCAAGTTCACCCAGCCCCAATGGGCCGGCAATCCTTACCACGCCTACAACACGTTCGTGACCTATGTCTTCAGCATCCTGTTTCCCTTCACCGGCGAACGCCCGAGCCGCACTACTTTTGTCCAATTCAAACGCCCCTGCAGATGAGGAAGCCATGAACCCTATTCAGAAGACACTCCGCGCGCAGTTCATCGAGATCAACCAGGATTACAAGCCAGGCAGCGGCAAACCCCGCCGCTACGAAATCCTGTTCATCCATGAGGGACAGGCCAACGGCTTCACTTTCTCCCGCCAGGTCCTGCAGGAGAGTGCCGCACTCTGGGAGAACGCCAGTGTGTTTGTCGATCATTCCTTCTGGGGACAGTCAGTGCGTGACCTTGGAGGTGTCCTGTCAAACGCCGCATGGTCCGAGGAGTTCGGCGGACTGACCGCCGAGCTCACACCCGCAGGCCCATCGAAGGAGATCATCGTAGAGCTCGCCAACATCATGCTCGTGCAAGGCTTGACCCCCGACGTGGGATTCTCGGCTGACGTGCTGCTCACCGCCGACGCCACCGGCAACGTGACACGCATCCTGAAGCCGCTATCCGTGGACTTGGTGATTGACCCGGCCTTCGCTTCCAAGTTCATCCGTGTACTCAATTCGAAAGGAGTAAGAGAAATGGAACCAATCAAACCAGCACCACCCCAACCAGTGGCCGGCGCCGATGAGAACGCCGTCCACGAGACACGCACCATCTTGAATGCGCTCGTGCTCGATACCGCCCTTGGCCTCTCTGAACTATCCGACAAGTCGAAGGCTGCAATACGGGCATCGTTCAAGACCGCCCAGGTCATCACGCCGGCAGATATTCAAGCCGCCATCCAGGCCATGCGTGACGCCAACGCCGAGGCCAACGCCGGCGCTGAGATCAAAGGTCCCGCCCGAGCAAGTTCCATGTTCAACAGCGATGACCAGATCAAGGCCGCAGTCGATGACCTCGTGGGTGCACCCCGAGAGAAAGGCGCCGAGAACCTCCAGGTCGCCAAGTTCACCGGCCTCAAAGAAGCCTACGTATCCATGACCGGAGATCGTGGCTTAACCGGTGGCTACTTCCGGGACCGTATCCAGTTTCAGCACACGACCGCCAGCTTCCCCGCCCTCGTGGCAAGCGCTCTCAACAAAGCGCTGGTGAGGGAATGGGAGCAGCTTGGCCGTGCAGGTTACGACTGGTGGCAGAAGATCGTCGCCGTAGAGCACTTCGAAAACCTGAACGATATCCGCTGGAACATGCTTGGCACTGTAGCCAGCATCCCCACCGTGGCCGAAGGCGCTGAGTACACCGAACTGCAGCTTGGTGACAACGTCGAAACATCCGCCTTCGTCAAGAAGGGCGGATACGTCGGCCTCACTCTCGAGACCATCGACCGAGACGATGGCCGCAAACTGCGCCAGGTGCCCCGTGAGCTCGCCTTCGCCGGCCTCCGTGAGATCAGTGCCCTTGTGGCCGCTCTGTTCACCGATGCAACCGGTACGGGACCATTGCTCGCTGATGGTGGCCGGCTATTCAATGCCACCGCCGTGACCACCCTCACCGGCCATGCCAACCTGCTCACCGCAGCCCTTGGTACTGACTTCTCCAAGTGGGACCTCGCAGCCGCGGCTATGTACAACCAGCCCATGCTGGTCAAGAACGCCACCGGCTTCTATGGCACCGGCAAGAAGATGGCGATTGAGCCCAAGTATTGCCTCGTGCCTCGCGCCTTGAAAGCCGCAGCCGAAGCGCTGTTCATCCCACGCTGGGCCGGCACCGTCGACGCTGCTATCGCAGCCACAGGCGGACCCACCTATGGCGGCTTTGTCGAGCCAATCACCGTCCCCGAATGGACCAGCGCAACCAACTGGGCCGCAGTAGCGGACCCGCGCGTCATGCCAGGCATCATGATCGGAGAGCGCTTCGGTCTTGTGCCTCAGATATTCGTCGCCGGCGGCGAGAACGACCCCGCCATGTTCGCCAACGACGAGTCCCGTATCAAGGTCCGCCACTTCATTGCAGTCGGCATTGCAGACTGGCGCCCACTGCATAAGACGAACGTATAGCCGAGCGAGCATCCAGCGAGCATCGGCGTATCCCTGCACCACGAGGTGCAGGGAAAGAGAAGCCACGCGGCGGGCATGCTCCCCCCGCCGCTAAGCCCAGGGGATGGGCGGAGAAATCGAGGCTCACTCAGTGAACCCGCCCACCCCCTCTATCCTTCAAGGTCTGAAAGGAGACCGCCATGGGATACGTACATGACACCGCAATGAGCCAGTACATTCCACCGAACCTGATGCACTGCGTCACAGGGACGTGGACCGATATCGCCGGCCAGACTGCCGGCACCATCGTTCGCCACAAGGCCGCAACCGCAGAGACGAGCACCATCAACATCCCGCTCATCCTGCCATCCAACAGTGTCGCCTTCAAGGGCGCACTCCTGAAGTCCGTCGAGCTCGACTATGAGATTTTGGTCGCAGCCTGCACTTCCGTCACCCTCTCCATCGTGAAGGTGGTCCGCGGTGCAGATGGCGCTGACGCAGTGGTGACTGCGCCTGCCGGTGCCCAGACCCTCACGCCGGCCACCACCGCAGCCACCGTCGACGAGCACAAAGACGCGTTCACTCTGACCACGCCCGAGTACATCGACAACGATGTGTACTACTTCTTGAAGGTGGTCGCCGTCGCTGCGGCCACCAGCCAGATCGACCTGATTGCAGCCGTCGCCAACTTCACGCTTAGGCTATGACCCGTAGTCCCTACGCCCAGAAGTGGCGCACTCTGCGCAGACGCCGACCACGTGGCCGACATCCGACCACGTGGCCGATGGCTGGCACCAACTATGCCAGTATCACTCTTGAAAGAGAAGGAGATCAACGCATGGAAAAGTTACTCAGTGTCTTGAAGTCCCGCAAGTTCTGGGCGGCACTCGTCGGCGTGGTGATGGTGTTCATGGTCGAGCTCATCCCATCGTTCCCACTCGACACCCAGCAAGTGAGCGACATCGTGTACTTGATCGTCGCCTATATCCTCGGCGTCTCAGTCGAGGATGGACTGCGTGCAGCCCGGTCATAGGTGCCCCAGGCTGAACAGCAGCAGCCTGTCACTCTCCTTGTGCCCCCGCGGTGACCTCCTCGCCTCGGGGGCAAGGTTCTCAGATGCACCCATTCCGTGAAGGTTTCGTTGAAAGTTGCGCGGTCTACGCCGCAGTCTTCTTCATCCTGCTATTTTTCGTCCTCGCCCTGTCTTTCGCATTGGAGCACTGATGCTGATGATTGATCTTTGTGCCGGCCTCGGTGGAGCTCACCAGGCCATGCGCCCCCCGAAGTGGAAAGTCATATCCGTGGACAACGACCCACGCATGCCCGTGACCGTGGTCGCTGATATCAGAACTTGGCACTACCAGGGACCACGCCCCGATCTGATCTGGGCCTCGCCCACGTGTACCGAGTTCGCCAGGGAATCAATGCCGTGGTTCCCACACACCGGTGCCCCCGATCTGTCTCTGATGCTCGCCTGCAAGCGCATCATTGACGAGGCTATCCCCAACTATTGGATTATCGAGAACGTCCGGGGCGCCGTCCCCTTCTTCCGCCCATATCTGGGACAACCCACTGCCATACTTGGACCCTTTTACCTTTGGGGACATTACCCAAATCTGAATTGGATACCTAATCGCCGCGTTCAAGTCAACAAGGAAAAGCTGGGACCCAACGTTCCCAATCGTGCAGCCATCCGAGGAAAAATACCCTACATCATTTCAGCCCGACTAGCCGAGGCCATCGAGTGCCAACAGCAACTGTGGCCCCAAGGCATCTAAGGAGGTCCCAATGTCTGACAGTCTCACTACCCTTGTCGCCAAACTCCAAGCCCTCGTCATGGACGATGGCACGCTGTTTACCACTGCCACATGCACAGCGGCCATTCGCCAGGCGCTACTCCAGGTCAACCTTCAGGTTCCCGTCCTCGCCGGCACTCTTGTAGACACCGTCGCAGATCAGTATGAGTATGAGCTCACTGATGCACTCGCTGGTGCTACCCCGCTCACTATCACAGACGTTCTACTCATGGATCCAGCCGGTGGGGAGTATGACGTCAAGCTGGACTTCGATAGTTATATCGAGGACGAACGCTGGTTCATTCGCTTGCATACTCCCCAGGCTGCAGACGAGCACCTGATCGTGCGCTTTACCCAAGCGCACACGGTCAACGGGCTCGATAGTGCAACAGAAAGCACTCTCAACGCTCAGTCTGATGTCATTCTGCTGGCTGGTGCAGCCGCCGAGGTCTGCGGCATGGCCGCAGCCGGCAAGGTCCTATCCAACAACATCGACCCCAACGCCAGCGCCAACTATCTGAAAGCCTCCTCTCGCTTCCAGGTTGCCTTCAAGCTTGGCCTCGCCACACTCGCCGGCAGACGCCGGGTGCAGCGATCGGTCCCCGATACCCGCACTTGGAGCGATGGCTGGGACAACTGGCCGGCCATCGTACACTGACCCATGCGCACAGTAGACGCCACTCTCTTAGCCGCCCTTCAGTCCGGCGCTCCATTGCCGTACTTGAAAGCCTACGTTGGCTATGCCAACGGGACGGTCAAGAACTCCCACACCAACGTTCGCGCCTACAGGCTGACAGGTACAACCCTCGAGTTCTGGATACCCTCCGTCACCAACTATGGCAGTGACCAAGAATGCATCTGGCTCGAACGTGGCCTACAGATCGCAGGCACCAACTACACGATCACTACCGGTCGCTTCTTCATCTGGGAGGAAGAGTATCTTCCCGACAGTGTGACAAGGTTCAAGGGTGCAATCGTGCCGCCCGAGTATTACTCTGACCCAGGCGATGTCACATATCACGTCGCCATCGACACGTTCTTCACCGAGTACGGTAAGACTGTGACGTTTTTGGACCCAGCCGAAGCATGGCTAGGCTATCAATTCCTGCCTGACGGCCAGATGATCATCATGAACAACGCTATCCGCTTCTTCAACCTACTCCACCAGAAGCGCCTTATCCGTGTCTGTGACAATGGCGGCGAGGACGTGAGGGTATATTCCGCCGACGTGCTCGGCGCATCCCTTGCAACCGTCACCGTCGAGGATGAGTTCAGTGTCTTTTCCACCAAGACCCGCAGCCGTCAATACATCTGGAGAGATGAGCTCGAGACCGTTCACCAGGACGGCGCAGTGACAGACCCCATTCATAACCTCGGGTACTTGGAGGCCGCAGACGCTTGCCCTGCCCGTAACTTCCAGACCATCGAGGCCGTTGCCTATATCCGCCCCGATCTGCGCTTCCAAGATGGTGACAGCATCACACTTTCCATGTACAAGGGCACCAAGACCGCGGGTATCTTCGCCAGGGTCACGGAAGAGTTCGATAGCAAGGCTTCGAAGCTGCCCAGGTGGCGCCTGAAACTCGAGGCGGACCCGATCTTCGACAACACCGAGGGCGGCGCCCTGCCGTCCACTATCGAACGTGTGAGCAACTACACGCCGCTCAATACCTCGCGCTTCGATGGCGTCTTGACCGTCAACGAGAACAACCTGCAAGCCGCCATGGACCATATCGACGACCATGCGCACACCTATTCCCTTATCCTTGGCGCCAATCCCGCACGTGCTACCGTGCCGGCAGGCGCTACCAACTATCTCGCTCCCTTCGGCACGGCTTTGCTTGTTTCTACAAATCCCTACGCATCTGCATTTCCAATCGGCGGCACCCTTCGCAATCTCTGCGTGCAGATCTTCACCGCGCAGCCGGCTGATGGTTCGCTCGTTGTGACCGTGCAGGTCGATGGCACCAGCACAGCCCTGACGTTGACCATTGCCGCGGGCAGCGCCGCCGGCAAATATTATGACACTGCCCATACCGTGGCATTCACCGCCAATACTGCGGTCCGTTTCAAGATCGTCAACAATTCCCCTACTCTCCCTTGTGGCGAACTCTCTACCTTCACCATCGAGCTCTACGTAATTCCCACCACCTAG